ATATAATCCGCGAATGAGCATTTCAGCGACAATCCGGCGCGAGATTGAAAACCGCATCGCGGGTGGCACGTCAATGTACGCCATCGCGAAAGAATCGGGCATCGACTATTCGACCCTGTTCCGCTGGCTCAAAGAGGATCGCGAATGCCGGTCTTCGACGCTCGACAGCTTGGCGAAGTATCTTGGCCTCTATCTCAATCCGACCTGCTGCGAAAGCGGCAAGGGGTAGCAGCGTGCCGCCTGAAGGGCTGCCAGAAGCCAACCAATACGCGACCAGTGTAGTGGCGCTGCTCGTCATTAGCATGTTCGTGTTTGGGATTCTCGGCGGCGTATACGCAGACGTTTATCGTCGCCAAGGTCCGACGGGTTTCTTTATGGGATTCTTTCTCAGTGTTTTCGGCGTGCTACTCATCGTCGCCCTGCCCGACAAGCGGCGGAAGTGTCCCGATTGCTGGTCCACGATCGACGATCAATCGAAGCGTTGCCCGTTCTGCCGGAAGAGGCTGCCGGAGATTACAGTCGCTGACCACGGCCCAAGAAAGTTGGCCACGGCCTCGCATCCCATGTCTCGGCCGTCCGGCGCGCCTATTGCTTCCGTCGCAGGGCCATCCAAGGCGATTTGCGGACGCTGCAAAGTAAAAATGACGCCGGCCGTCGAGATGGGCGAGACGGCCTACGAGTGCCCGCGCTGCGGCGCCAGATCTTAGCCGCGAACGATCTGGGCCTGCGCCAGTCCATTTTCGATCGCCTGCACGCGACGCTCAAATTGAGTGCGGTCCTGAATCAATCCCCGCAGCACTCTTTCAATCGCATCCTCGTCTTGCTTCTGCTGGGTGCGCAGCTCTTCCAATCGCTGGGCGATTTCGGACAGTCCGCTTTCGGCGTCCGTAAATTTCAAGGCGTTGACCGAAGCGTTCAGCCGGTTCAGTTCGTCCAGCCGCCCGACGCCGAACTCGCCGCCCGCGCTGCGATTGAACGGCCGGGTGACGTCGCCGCTCTTGGCGAGGCGGCTGCGGCCGATGGCGGCGAACTCGCTGCCCACCCGATCGCCGGCGATATCGGGCGTAGCGCTTTCGAGAAAGTGCATCTCGTCGCGGTTCAGCTTGGCGCCGCTCTCCAGCCGCTGGGAAAGCCGCTGAAAGCGAGCAAAGTCGCCGCCCGACAGCCGGCCCAGCCGCTCTTCGGTGGACTGCGCCCGCTTGCGCTCGGCGTCGATCAGCTTTTGAGTCGATTCCAATTCCTTCTGTTTCATCTCCAAGGATTTGCGATTCTCTTCCGCGGCGCTCCGCACCGCATCCACCTTGCTGTTCTCCAGGTCGAACAACTGCTTAGAAAGCTCAACCGACCGCTCCAGGCTGGCTTTTTCCTTTTCGCGGTCGCTCGCCAGCTGCTCCACGGCTTTGACGCGGCTGGCCTCCACTTCGGCGAGCTGCTTGTCGATGCTCGCTCGCAACTGATCCGCTTTCGCCTTCCCTGAAAACGTCGCGGCGTGGAAAGTTTCCGTCGAAAGCCGCGAGCTTTCCGCCGCCATCGCCTTGGCCATTGCGTCGAAGCGGGCGATCTGAGCCTCCGTGTTCATGGTGGTGCTGCGGCCGCGGGTCGCCTCCCTTCTTTCGACTTCCAAGTCGCGTCGCACGTTTTCGATGTTCAATCCGCGCGCAGCGCCGGCCCCGGCGCGATTTCCGAATTTTTCATACAACTGCTGCAAGTCGCGAAGCTCGGCGAACAGGATGTTGCCGCTCGTGGTTCGCATCTCGGTCTTCAGCAGCGCCAGGGCATTGGCGGCCTGGGCGGCGGCGAGGGCCTGTTCTTTGAGCTTCGCCTCGTGGTCCGCCCACATCTTGGAGGCAAGATAGCCGGCGGCCGCCACGGCGCCGATAGCCAGGGCGATCGGCCCCATCGCCACCTGCAAAGCGCCCATCGCGCCGGCGGCGGCTGTGCCGGTGGCGGCAACCGTGGTGTTGGTTGCCGCCAGGGCGGCATTCGCGCCGGCCGTCGCCCTGGCGACCGAAGCCAGCGAACTGACGCCTTCGACCACGCCCACCACCGTGTCGCGGACGCCCTTGAACGTGTCAAATGCGCCTTGCGCCAAGGCGACGTTCTCGGCGATTCTTGTCAACCCCTCCTCGCCGTCGTCCGACAGCAGCGCCAGCCCTCGAACCAGCGTGAACACGCCGTCGCCGATCTTGGAGAACGCCTCCAGCGCCTGCTTGCTGGAACTCTGGGCCTGCTCGCCGAAACCGGCGAACGATTCCGCCGACTGTCTGGCGCCCTGGGCGGTCGATTCCTGCCGCCGCTCGACGCTCTGCATTGCCCGAGACACCGCCTCTTGCGAACGGATGACCGCCGCGCCGGCGGTCTCGACCGACTCGGCGTAGTCGGCGGCGCTCCTCACGGCTTCCGAGTAGTCGGGCGGATCGAGCCGTTCGCCGACTTGCTCCAGGCGGATGCGGATGACGACGTCGCGGATTGTTTCACCGGCCATGCTGCCGCTCCCCTGCGCGATTCAGCTCGTCTTGCAAGTCTTCGAGACGATCGAGAATCGCCATGTAGACGTCGAGCATTTCCACGGTGCTGGCGGTCATTCGTGCGACGATGCCCTGAAGCTCGGCGAACATTTTCGGCGTCACGTGCTCAGGGTGCACACGAACGACTTCGCGCTGCGTGGTGCGCAGGTGACGCCGCTGCTCCAGCAAAGCGGCGCGCAGCTTCATAGTGTCAATCTCTGTCATCTAACTGCTCGCATAAGCAAAAGCTGCCGCAGTTCGGACCGCTCGCGGCGCTCGGCGATATCTTCAACCGCCCTGATTATAGCAGCATGATGCTCGACAAGAGGATCGTCTGGAAAGCGGGATACGGCTCGGCAGCGCAGGTAATGCCGATACGCTTGCCAGTTCCGCAGCGTCAGGTCGCTGTGGTCCTCGGGCTTGCCCTTGGGACACAGGCCGCGCGCGCAGGGAGGAGGGGCGCGGGGCGGGCGTTTGATAGGCTGGCCGTTGTGGCTGCCGCGCTGGCCTGTCTTTTCGTCGTAGACGTGCTTTTGGCAGTCGCGGCATTCGCGGCCCGCGACTTCGGGGTGAAGCAAAAGCAGCATCACCCCGGCTTGGAGTTTTTTGCGTCGAATTCCTCGGGCGCCGCGCAGGCGAGCGCCGCCGCCAGGTCGCGCTCCAGGTCGTCAGCCTGCTCGGCGGTCTTTTCGCCGGGCTTCTCATCGCTGGCTTCGTTGCCGACCACAATGGCAAACAGCCGGTCGAACAGCCGGGGCTGCACGCGCAACATACTCTCCACGGTTAAAGGAACCGCCGCCTTGGTGTCCGATCGTTTCAAGTCCCATTCAATTAGCTGTGAAACGATCGCTTGAGCCGCAAGAGATTCCGCCCGCTTGGGGTCCGTGGCGTCGCGCAGCGCCCGGTGAACCGCCGCCCGCTGCTGCTGCGTTGCCGGACGATAGGCAAAAACAAGCGCTTCGTGCAGCCGCGGGACTTCCGCAACGTAGCCGCCGCAGCTGTAACCGTCGTGCAAAAATCCCGGCATCTTTCGCCTTTCTCATTTGAAACACATCGCCCGCCGGCGTCTGCTCGCTTCCAGCGGCGATTCGGGAATAGCCGAATCTCGGCGGTTCGTTACGCCGCCTTCAGCCAGAGCCGCAAGCGGACGCCGGCGGGCGTCAAAAACTCACGCGGCCGAATCGTGCGTGAACACAACTTCTCTTGTGCTTCCCGACATTCGCGCCGTCATTTCCAGGCTCATGCCAACCTCGCTTTTCCCTGAAACATTCGGCGAGCGCGCCGGCGCTTGCAGCGTGGCGAACGTCGCCGTCGTGCTCATGCCGCCATTGGTGAAGACCAGCGAACCCGCCGCCCCCGCCACCGCCTGGTTGTACAGCGCCGCCAGTTCCGCGCTCGTGAACGGCCCGTTGACACGCAGCGTCACCGTGCGGTCCTGGGGCGTGATGCTGGTCGCCGTCAGGCTGTTGGCGAAGCGGGCGTCGAGGTGGTTGTCGATCATTAATTCAAAGTCGAAGAACTCGCGGGAAGCCGCCTGCAAGGTTAGCACGCCATCGCTGAAGACATACGGATCCGCGTTGCTGGCGACGGAGATCCCGGCGCTGGCGAACACCGTCCCGGTGACTTCGGTCTTGCCCAGAATGTCCAGCGACAGCTCGATGAGTCCGCCCGCCCGGCCGCGGAACGTCGCCCGGTTGACCTGGCAGTCGGCGTACTCGAACACGCCTCCCACGCGGTCGAAGAGCATCCCGAACGGCGGCAGGGTTTCCGCCAGGGCGAACGTGTCGGTCGATTCGGCGGCGCCCAAGATGCGCGGCAGCCAGATGTCGAGCGCGGCGGGCGAGGGGTGGAACGTGACCGCGCCGCCCACGGTGTACGTGCCGAGCCTTGTCACCGAAGCATGGTGCGAGCGCGTGCCGCGGATGGCGTTCGTGTCGAGGATCGTACCTTGCTTGGCGATCGACTCGGACAGGAACTCGTATTGCTCGCTGCTGGCATCGAACGTGTGCGGGGCGGCGCCCGGCTCGACCGCCCAGCGGGACTGCGCGCCTTGCGATGCGGTGGTCATGCGTCAGCCTCGGGTGGTGGATTGGGCGGCAGGTGCAAGGGCGGCGAGTTTGTCTCGGCTTCCTCAATCGGCGGTTCAGGACAGCCTGCGCGGGCGTAGGCGATGGCTTCGGCAAGCGTCGGGAATTCGGCCTTGACGGGCGTGCGCTTCGCAACTTCGCGCAAGGGAATTTGCACCTGCGCGCCAACCTGCGCGTAGGTCGCAATCATCTTCCGGTCGCTCTCGTCCAGCGGCCGCACGCGATGCACGCCGTTGTAGTCGATGCGGTCCCGCAGAAGCCGGCGCTGCGTCTCAGCGTCGGGCGACGTCAGGTCGGATTCCACAATAGCGCCGTGGTACAGGTTGCGGATGATATGCTCTTCACTCACAGCATTAGCTCCTGAACCGCCCGGTCCGCCAGCTTCTCTACGAACTCGTCGATGATGCGGTCGTTCAGCCCGACGTGCATCCGCTGCGGGGTGCGGGTCGTGCCTTCCTGGTGCAAAGCAGCGAACTCGCGGCTTGTGCCGAAGACCAGCGAGTGCTGATTGTTTGCGCCTTCGTTAATCACTTCGGCGATGCTGCTGCTGTTCTCGCCCACAAGGCTTTCCCGCAGCTCGGTCCCTTCGACTAGGATGGTGGCATGCCCCTTCTTGGCGACCGTGCTTGGCGCCAGCGGCTTCCACGCTGCGCCGCTGGGATCGGTCGCGCTGTCGAAGAACCCGCGATGCGCGGACCGCAGAGCGTCCAACTCCTGCTCGAACGTCGGCGCGTAATCCGCCCGGTCGAACTGGTCCTGCACGCCTTGTACGACGTTCGTTAGCTGCTCGATGCCATCCAGGGTCCAGGTCGGGGCGGTCATATCCTCAGTTCTCGCGAGACGCAGCGGACGATCATGCCGCCGACGTCGTAGTTTTTCAGCATCGCCGGGACTTCGAACACGTCCCGCGGGTCGATATAGCAGCGGTGAACCGTGGCCACGGCGGACAGCCGCTTGTTATGAAACGCTCGCATGATGGATTCGTGCCACTGCAAGCCGCGGTCAAAGTTCAGCGTCAGGTCTTGGTTGCTCGTGGCGATCGTCGCCACCGCCACGGGGTAAGTAATATCATCGCTCGCGTTCGTGCCTTCGGCCGGCGGGGCGGATTTGACGCCATAGGGGGCGATGAGCACGCCGGGCAGCGCGGGCAAAATACCTTCTCTGTTCAGCGGCA